CCATGACTATGGGTACACTTATTGCAACACCTGCAAGTGCTGCGCCAATGACAGTTGCTCTTGCGACTGGTGCAACTTTCGGTACAGCTAATACAACTGCTTCCGATATTGCTACACCAGCACAATTGACAGTTCCTTCAGACAACGAAGTTAATGCTGTTGATGTATTGCGTATTATCGCAACTGTAGATACAGGAACATCTGTAACTGCAACTGCTACTAACGCTACAATTGTTTCGGCGCTACATTCATCTGCTGCACCAGTAACAGCATCGTCAGGATCATCATCTTTGACAATTGCTACTGGAACAGGAACAACTGCAACGTTTTATGTATATACTAAAACGACAGCAATTGGTACAGTGGTTTTGACAAACCAGGGAACCACACTTACATATTATGTACAAGGACAGGTTGGAAAGATTAATACTCTAACCGTATCTGCTCCTGCAAACGGTGCTGCTGGCACAAAGCAAACAATTACAGTAACTGCCACAGACGTATTTGGAAACAAGGTTTCTGGCAAGTCAATTACTGGCCGTGTATTTGGTTCAGGTGGAACCCTTGATACCGCAACTGCAACAACTGGTGCAACACTCGCAACCTTTGGAGTAGCAGAATTTAAGGTTACACTACCAACAACTTCAACACGTTCTCTTGTAGAATTTTCGTTGACAACTGCAACAGATGGAGAGTCTGCTGATGTTACAGGTCTACCTGTACGTACACTTGCTCCATATGCAGAGATTGCAGTACGTGACCTTGCTGCAGAGTTAGCAAAGGCACAAGCAGATCTCGCTGCTGAAAAGGCAGCACGTGCTGCTGATGCAACTGCTGCTGCAAGTGCTGCTGCAACTGCAAAGGCTGCTGCTGATGCTGCTGCTGCTAAGGCTGCTGCTGATCTAGTTACTGCTAACGCAGAAGTTGCTAAGCTTAAGGCTGAAGCAGTAATTGCTAAGGCTGCTGCTGACAAGGCTCTTGCTGATGCAATTGCTAAGGCTACAGCAGATGCTGCTGCTGCTAAGGCTGCTTCAGACAAGTCAATTGCAGATCTAAAGGCTGCTTTTAATAAGTTGGCTCGTTCTTGGAATAAGAAGAATCCAACTGCTAAGGTTGCTTTAGTTAAGTAATTTTTTAGGTGGGCGGGAAACCGCCCACCTAAAATAAACAATATATTATGAATAATTTAGAAAAATTAGAAGAAGCAAAAAAAGAAAAGTTTGGCATATTTGTAAAAAATTTTATATCTGACATAAATTTGCCAACTTGGGAAGACTTTTTAAAAAACATCTACATTGAAACAAAAAAAGATTGGGACGGACCAGTTCCCAATGTTTCTGAGATGCAAAAAAGATATGGAAATTTAATTGCGTTAAAGGGTTTTTATTTTAGCATAAATAATAATATAGAATGGCATCCTTCAATTATAAAAATAAGAGATAGACTTCGTGAGGCTATAGACAAAACAATAATGTATAACGGATCTGTCGTCTCTCTTGCAGACGTAAGAGTTCCAGGTCATATTGATGACTGGCATGCAATAGGAATACAAATTTTAGGAAATTCTGAGTGGACAATATTTGATAGCCAAGATTCAAGTAGAAAGCATAAGGACACCTTTTTGGTGGAGCCAGGTGACTTAGTTATTGCTCCTAGAGGTGCTTTCCATAAAGTATATAGAAATGAACCTTCTGCTAGTTTATTGTTCGATTTTGGATGGGGAAGCAGAAAGACTTGAAAAATATGATACTTTAATGTTATAATTACATTATGGACTGGGATCATTTTCATATAATTAAACAAAAAGTATTGCGTGAATTAATAAATGAATTAGAAGCTTTAGAAGTTCCACCAGACTGGAGACCAAGAGACGTACTTGGACTCATAATAAGAAAGCTAGAAGATAAGGAAAAAGCATGTTAAGAAAAATTAAAAGATGGTTTGGTTTCCCAACTGTTGCGGATTACCAAAAAACGCTATTAGAAAGATTAGAGGAAATGGATATGGTAGAAAAGAAAGCCGCAGTTAAGAAGGCCCCTGCAAAGAAGGCCCCTGCAAAGAAGGCCCCTGCAAAGAAGGCCCCTGCAAAGAAGGCCCCTGCAAAGAAGGCCCCTGCAAAGAAGGCCCTTGCAAAGAAGGCTCCTGTCAAGAAGTCAAAGTAATGGAATCAAAAAAGAAATCTTTATTAAAAACTATTAGTTGGCCATTTGTACACTTTACATTTGTTGCTGGCATTATATTTTTTGCAAGCCATATTATTTACGGTGAAGCTGAATGGGAATATGTCGGTCTTTATGCACTTTCATATTTAGCATTAGAGATGACTTTCTTTTATATTCATGAAAGAATATGGAGTAGGTTCGGTTCTAATATTAAATAATGGAAATAGTAGAAATGTGTGAAGTTAAGGGCTGTGAAGGAAAAGCCGAACATATAACATCAACTGAAACTAAATTTATTCAGGTATGCAAGGAATGTTACTATAAGATCTACAGAAGGTAGATTTGTGCATAAAATAAAAGCTGTACAGATAGATGTTAATGGTCTATGTAATGCTGGGTGTTGGTTTTGCCCAGTTTCTTATGAGGGTAATCCTAAGTCAGCCATAAGGGATATGACTTTAGATGAGTTAGATAATATATTAAAACAATTAAATGAAGGCAAAGGGGACTTTGTAGACGAAAATTTAAATTTAATATATACAGCTAACTATAACGAAGTTGTATTGTATAAACATTTTGAGGAAATGTTTGAATTATATAGAAAATATAATTTTAAAATAAATATATTAACTAATGGAGTTTCATTTTCAAAAAATAAAATAGATATAGTTAAAAATAATATAGATGTAGTTAACGGTATCTTGTTTAATGTACCTTCATCAGATAAAAAAACATGGTCAAAATATGTTAATATGAATGAAAAATTATTTGATAGGATGATGTCAAATATAGAATATTCAATTAATCAGTTTCAAGATTTAACAAAAAACCAGAAGATGTTTTTGCTAGTTAATGGGGTTAATGAAAATTCTTTAACAAAAAATGGTGGATGGCTAGACCTACTTCCTGGTGCTCCAGAAATAGATTTAGATGTTGACTCTGGAAGCTTGCAGCAAGAGGTTGATAGATTTAAAAAGATATTTCCAGATTTAAACGTAGTATCATCATTTCATCTTTATGATAGGGCTGGACATTTAGCTCAATCTAATATATTAGACCAGGGTCCTGCTATAGAAAAATATTTAAAGAAGAAGGGCTCTAAGGTGGTAGGTTGTAATGGTGGTATAGAATTTAGAAGCAGGACTAATGAATGGATCCATATAAATCCAAATGGTGATTTATTCATATGTTGTGCTGACTATAACTTTGAGACTGTATTTGGTAATATTAATTCTAGTAGTTTAAAGGATATATGGAGCAGTAGGGAAAGGCAAGACATGATACAAAAGTCATACTCAGATATGTGCACTAGATGTTCCGCCGCTATTTGGGGCTGACATGTGCTGGATTTGTGGGTGTGCCGATCATATAGGGCTTGGAAATGACAGAGAGCAGGATTCTGACGATAAGCCTGAAAATGATATAATAAGAATATAAGCGGACTTCTAGACCCGCTTAAATACAACCTATAGGAGTAATAAAATGTCAGAAAATTTAAATGGCTTTAACAGCACTAAGCCAGCAGGAACTACACCATGGCCTGCAGCATCACAGTCACCAGCTTCTGGTGGAGATTTCGGCGCAGGTCTTTCTTGGCCAGCAGCAGAAGATAAGTCTTCACAGGATGGTTCTGGACTAGGTAACGGCGGTAAGTAGTCGTGTGTATTGAATGCGGTTGCAATATGGTTGGTAGTCAGACTGGAATAAAGTTTGTATCAATTATGGACGCTACAAGTCAAGGCAATGCAGGATTGACTCTTGACATGACCGCAACTCGTGAACAAAGAGAAGACTTCATTGAAGAAGATCCAATTCACGAAATGCGAGAAGACGAAGAGGACGACGACTAATGTGTAAAGAATGTGGATGCGAAGGCACAGAAGATACTCAAAGAGAATCTGCTGTTGATCGCAATGTTGTAACATCTCAATCAGTAAAGGGTAACTAGTGTCAGAAAATACAGTTACATCAAATGATGCTACAAGAAAACATCCTACTCAAGGTAAGTTTAGATCTGGTTTTAAGGATAAAAAAACTACGATGAGGATTGATGTTAATAAGCATGGGATAAGAAGAGAAACTAATCTTCAGCCCACAAAAAAGACTGGTAGAAAGAAAGTATAATGTCATCTGGTAAATTTAAAAGACATGATTCTTTTAATTCTACAGTTATTAAAGACGGTAAGATTGTTAGGCTTAGAAAAGATGGAAGAGTAAAAGCTGTTCTTGATGAGTATAAGCCTAAACATATTAAAAAGTAATGTGTTATAAATGCGGAGAGTGTAGTAGAGAGCATCAAGATACGCTTGATGACAAGATTGATATAATCTTAGATTCTTTTAAGGAATAAAAATGTGCAACAGTTGCGGATGTCAGGGTTGGGATGATCTTGATAAATCAAACTTTGGTAAAAATATAACTACAGATATTATTGATGAAAAAATAATCTCAAATGGTTACAAGTTTGATAAATTGGATCCAAATGTGTGGTTAATTCATGATTTTATTTCAGATGAGGAAAAGGAAAGCATTCTCGCACTTTCAGAAAAACCAGAAATATGGGGCGGTTTTTATCTCAAGCATGTAGAAGATAGGTCTGAAGCAAGGTACGGCAGTAGAGATGTAAATGAAACAAAAACTGAAGTTACAGAAAATTGGGACGATAAGGTAGCACATATATCAGACCACACACCACTTGGTTCATTGTTTATGGAAAGATTAAAACAATTTTATTTTGATGGTTGCGAATATGACTTCAGAGCTTTTGGAATTATTCAGAGAATGTGGGAAGGCGTCCAGCTTAAAGCACACTACGATCAATACGTTGATATGAGAATGGCATGGGCTGCTGTGTTGTACATAAATGACGATTATAACAACGGAGAATTCTTTTTTACATTTAAAGACATAGAACTAAAGCCTCCTTCAAAAAGTTTATTAATATTCCCAACATGGCTAGAATATCATCATGGCGTTAAGTATGTAACAAAAGGCCCTGTAAGATATGTTATGCCAGCTTTTATATGGTCATCTCCTGAAAGATATGATGTTGAATGGGAAGGTCATTAATTTAAACAATGGCATCTTATTACACCAAAGCCATAGCGCTTGGTAGACCAAAAAAATATGAAGATGGTCCTCTAAACACTCCAGTATCTTTTAACTCGACATATCATGCTGGAGGCACAATTGGCTACGCTAGATACGGAAACACAGCATGTTCCGATTTTGAAGAAGTGGTGGGTTCTTTAGAAAATGGAAAAACTTTAGCATTTTCTTCTGGAATGTCAGCATTTCAAGCAATAATAAATATTCTTCCAGTAGGATCTACGGTTATTTCCTCTAATCAAGGTTATGCTGGAGTCAATGCAACTTTGCATAAAATGCATTTAGAAAATAAAATTAACTTTATACCAGTTAACATAGAAAATACAGCAGAGGTTTTAGAAAATCTTGTCGGAGCGAGCTTGCTTTGGGTAGAGACACCAACAAATCCAATGTTAAAGACAGCAGACTCAGAAAGACTGATTGATAGAGCTAAGGCAGAAGGAGTTATTGTTGGATTTGATAACACGTTTGCCACACCATTGACACAAAAACCTTTAGATCTTGGGGCAGACATATCTTTAAATTCTGCCACAAAATACTTTGCTGGGCATAGCGATGTACTTGCTGGAACAGTTTCTACAAATAATAAAGATTTATATGAAAAAATAGAATTCAATAGAAAAATAAATGGAACTATTTTACAGCCCTTTGAGGCTTTTTTAGCTTTAAGAGGAATAAGAACTTTTCCTTTAAGGTTTGAAAGGGCTCAAGATAATGCAAGATTTATATCTGAAAAACTAAAGTCTTATGACTATATTAAAAAAGTAAATTATCCAGGATATGGAGCAGTACTGTCATTTGAAATTAATGGAACACCTGAAGATGCAGAAAAAATTTGTAACTCTTCTAGACTAATATCAAATGCCACTAGTTTAGGCGGAGTGGAGAGTCTATGGGAAAGAAGAAGGCGTTGGGAATTAGAAAGTAAAACTGTTCCAGAATCATTAATACGTTTATCTGTAGGCTGTGAGTGCAAGTTTGATTTATGGTCAGATATTAAATATTCTATAGATAGTATACTTTTTGAAAAATGAGAAAAATTAAAAAAGAATTTTTAAATCAAATTAAAGATTTAAAATCAGAGGTAGAAGAATTTGATTTTCCAGTAGATTTAACTGTACATACTAAAGCTCCAGGAAAGTGGCTTTTAATAGATATGGAGACAGGACAGAGATATATTGGCCTGGATAAACCAAACCAGTACGGTAAATGGCTAAGAATTGATAATAATGCTATTGAATAATTTTTATTGAAATGGTATAATTGTATACAAATGATTAGTAAACCACCTTGCTTTTTTTGCGAACAGCCAGCCGAATACACCTCGGTAGGTGTTTATCGTATTGAAGAAGAAAACAAATTGGATAATGTTCCAGTTTGCAGAAAGCACTTTGATTTCACAGTAGGAGTCTCTTAAAATGAATTTAAATAAAACTGTTGTAGAGGGAGACCTTTGGTATATTGAAAACTTTTTAACTAAAGAAGAGATTGACTGGATGTATTCTGTAGCTTCTGACCCAAAAGGTTGGTATATAACAATGAGATCTCCTTATAAAAATATTGGAAATAAATGGCTCAATGTTGATCCGTCTTTAATTGAGTACGATGAAAATAATAATTTTATATTTCCAGATAAACCAGAGCAGTGGATACCAATGCCACTTATGACAAACCCTAATGGCATATGGGATAGATTAGAAAAAGTGTTGCCCCCTAAATATAATAGATCAAGTGTTCTACAGACCTTTTTTTATAAAACAGACGAAGAAATTATGGAATGTATAAAAAATGATTCTAATTTACTTGAACAATTCAATTCAGACTCAGATGGATTTGCAATGGGCTGGCACTTTGAAGGAAGAACTGAAGAAGAGACTTCTGGTTTTGGAGAAATGGTAAGTTCTTTTAGCATTTATATTAATGATGACTTTGAAGGCGGAGAACTTATGTTTCAAAACAAACCTTATAGAATTAAACCTAAAGCTGGGATGTTAGTTCACGTACCTTTAGGTAAAGAATGGACTCACAAAGTAACTAAGGTTATAGGGAAAGATAGACATACCTTTTACGGAAGCTCTTGGAAAAATTTAGATACAAGGCCTTACTCCACAACAGAGGACTGTTAATGTCCAAATGGATGTGGTATGATTTTTTTGGGCGGGAGTGGCAAGGATTTTGTGCTTCATGCAACAAAGAATTGTTTGCGCCTACAAGGTCTACATATATAGCAAATCGGCTATATCATACTAGAAACGAATGCGGAGGCGGATATTGAGAAACTTTTTAGATAATTCAATTGTAGAACATAATTCGTATCCGCCCTTGCGCTGGATAGCGAATTGGGCGGGGTCCAGAGCATCGGCAGCCATAATGAGATCTGCATGGCTACAAGAAGATGGATTAGAAGACGGAGTTAGGCATTTTATAAATGAAAGAATTTATGTTTACCTGTGGCCTATATATAAAAAGTACGGAACATTTTATAGGCTCCGTATGGATTTAAGTGGTAAAAACTGGGATGATTATGATGAAAATGGCGTCCCGTACTGGGAGAAAACTGGCACGATAGATCCAGATTATAGCCCTTGGGATTTTGAAGATCACAATGGAGATGCATTTAGGGTGTTAAAATGAAAATAAATAAACTTAGCGACCACGTGTATTATTATACTGATACTGTTTCTGATGAAGAATATGATTATGTTATGTCAATCCTTAACGATAGTTCTGAGTGGGAACAAATACATACTATGGGACCAAAATATAAACCAGGACTAGATCCAGATGAACAGTCAAGCCAAAGTATTATGAACGCATACAGAAAAGCTTTTGTAATAGATGATGTGAATAAAGACCAAAGATTTTCTAATATAATTAATAGAGTTTTTAATGAAGCCGTTGATCATTATAGATTAGAAAAAAATATTTCTGGAGAAAAAAATATAAATCCTTATACACATATAGATAAACATCTTATTGGAACTAGCTATAGATCACACGTAGATACTGTTGCTCCTGGAGAAGATGGTATGCCCCCAGAAGGATACACAGTTTTATTATATATGAATGATGATTATTTAGGAGGAGAAATATCTTTCTCTTTTAATTCAGACTTTGAGTATTCATCTGACTGGCAAAAACATGTTTTTGACGACGGCCCAATTCCAACTTATCCTCCAGAACATGAAAAAAATAAAGATAAGGTATCTTTTTGGATAAAACCAGGTAAGATGAGCGTTTTAATTTTTCCTCCAGTTTATCCTCCACATCCTCACACTGCACATACTGTATTAGGAGATTCACCCAAATATTTGATAAAAAATTATTGGGAGGTAGGCGGAAAGCCAGAACACTGGAACAATAGATGAGTGTGATTAGCCCAGTTATAGTTTCAAATTTTTTAAATGAATCAGATTTTAATAGACTTGTTAATCATTTCAAAGATCATAAAGGGATTAAAAAAGGTCAACCAGATCAATTTGGAAGAATATCTATGAATGAATCTAGTAATCCATTGTTGACAATATTTTCAAAAAAGATACTTCCTTTTGTAAGAGATCATTTTAATGATCAAACAATACTGCCTTCTTATTCTTTGTTTGCAGAGTACTCAGATAAAAATATTTATCTTGAAAAACATAAAGACGGAGGAGCATGTACCTATACTGTTGACTTAGTACTTTATCAAAAAACCCCGTGGGGATTATGGATAGATGGTAAAGAATATCTAGCAAATGAGAACGATGCTATAGTTTTTATGGGTGAAGATCAAGAGCACTGGAGAGAGCCAATTTCAGATAACAATGACAAAACAGGACTTATTTATTTTCATTATGTAAAACCAGATCATTGGTGGTACACAAATCCAGAATGGAGAAACGTATGAAGTCGGAAGAAAAGAAATGGGTATGCCCGTGTAATGGTTGCGCCAAGGCGGTAAAACAAGAAAGGAATAGAATTCTAAAAGAAATAGAATCAATTGATATAAACTCTCCATCTCAAGTAAATGCTGTAGGATTTAAAATCTTGGCCTTGGAAATAGTTAATGGGAAATGATACAATACATATATGAGAACAGATGAGTTGTATAAAAAATTAAATGATATTTGGGAACCTAAGAAAGAATATATAGATAAAGATTTATGGGTTATTAGAAATTTTCTTAGTAAAGAAGAGATTGACTGGATTATGTGGGAGGCCAACAAGCCTAAAGACTGGTACATAACTATGAGATCTATATATAGAAACGTAGGAAATAAATATTTAGACTCTATAATAGAATACGATGAAAATGGGCAAATGATTTTGCCCACAGGTCCTGATTCAAAAAAGAAACCTATTCCATATTTTAAGGATGAATATGGAATTGAAAATAGAATATGGTCTGTAATCAAACCTTATTTTATTGGAACATCTACACTACAATCTTTCTTTGCGGTAACAGATGAAGAGGTGGAGTCTTTTTCAGATGAAGAAAAGAAAAGATATAAAATTGCTAAGAAAGAAAATTTTTCATTCCCGTATCATTGCGAAGAAGACGCACAGCATCCTCAAACTGGGTCAAAGATGACCGCCGCTTTTAGCATATACCTAAATGATAATTTCGAGGGCGGAGAATTAATGTTTCAATATAAACCTAATATAATCATAAAGCCAGAACCAGGAATGCTTGTAAACGTTCCATTAACAAAAGAGTTCACTCACAAAGTAGCTTTTGTTAAAGGTGGGCACAGGCATACTATATATGGAAACTGTTGGGACAATCCAGAAATTGCCCCATTGTCAACAAATGATGATTGCTAATGTTAGAGCATAATACGGAAATTTGCGACTTTACATTAAAAGTATTAAGAGAATCTGATCCTAACTTTGAGTTTAAAAAGGGCGGATATTATGTTGAAGCAGGAGCCTATCATTGGCAAGCGGGATCAAATACCTACGCTTTAGAAAAAATGTACGGGTGGAAAGGTGTTTCTTTAGAAATAGTTCCACAGTACTGTGACGACTTCAATCAATCAAGATCTAACCCATGTTTGCCTGAAGATGCAGCAAAATTTGATTACTTAAATTATTTTAAAAAAAATAACTTTCCTAAGCAGATAGATTTTTTGCAGATAGATGTGGAATCTAATCCAGGTTTTGATGGTCGCCCAGAAAACTCTCACAAAGATTTAAATTTACATGTTTTATTAGCTTTACCATTAACTACATATAGATTTTCAATAATAGCAATAGAGCACATGGACATGCTTGGACAGTACAACGAAGAATTAAAAAGAACGCAAAGGTACATATTGGAATCTTTAGGATACTCTTTAGTTGTAAGATATCCAAATGAAGATTTTTGGGTGGACCCTAACGTAGTAGATTATCAAAAATATAAAAAGTATTTTGCGTGGAGAACAGACTGTTTTAATAAAGATTCAGAGTTATGATATATTGGTTCGAAACTGCTTATAACATTGATATAAAACAACTAAACAAAGATCTTGTTTCTCACGGATTTGATGGAGCTATGTTTCCTTATCAGGTTTTTAGACATGATTACTTTACAAGAATATCTAATAGTATTGATAACGAGTTAAGTTTAAAATATATAGTAGCAATTAGACCTTATGCCATATCACCTCAATACCTGTCTATGATATGCGCCTCTATAAATGAAATGTCCAAAAATAAAGTGTTAATAAATTTAGTATCAGGAGAAATAAATGAGTCTGAAAAAGAATATGGCGGGATATTAGATGTTGTCAATGACAAATCCGATAAACATGATAGACATCAATATTTATTAAAGTATTTAGATGAGTTGAATAATTTAAAGTATAATAAACCAGATGTTTTTGTTTCTGCTACCAAGAAATATACTTTAAAGGAATACTATGACAAGGGTTTTAACTGCATGATTCCTTTTAATCGTGCCACAATAGATAATATAAAACCAGGATCTGTAATTTCTGTACAGGCACCAATAGAAAAAGATTATCTTTTTACTCTTATTGATAGATTTTCTTCAAAAGGACTATCTATATTATTATGGGAATCAGAGCCAAATACAGAAAAAAATAATATATTTAATGCAATTAAAGAATATAGGGACCGAAAAAGTGAAGCGTAAAAGTAGAACAAGTTCTTGACAGTACCTGTCAATAATTGTATAATTGCATAATGACAGAATTTTTAGAATATAAGTTTATCGATAATTCAGGCAGAGAAGTAGAAATGAGCAGGTTTGCAGGGAAAGACATTTTGATTGTAAACACTGCCAGCCTTTGTGGATTTACACAGCAATACGAAGGCTTAGAGGCTTTATACAGACAACATTCCAATAATTTAGAGATAATAGCATTTCCATGTAATCAATTTGGGAACCAAGAGCCAAATACTAATATTAAAATAAAAGAGTTCTGCAAACAATTTGATATAACCTTTACTTTAGCTGCCAAAATAGATGTAAATGGGGAAAAGGAACACCCAATTTATAAATACCTTAAAGAAAAGTCTGGCAAAAATAAAGATATCTCTTGGAACTTTGAAAAGTTTTTAGTTCGCAAGGATGGCACGGTAAATTGGTACAGTTCAAGATTTGAGCCATCCAAGTTTAATGCATTGTTAAATCAATAATGAACTTTCAATCCGAATCTAAACGCTCAGGCGACGAATTTGAAGACCTAGTCCTTGATGATCTAAAAGAGCGTGGGTTTGGTTTAATTAAAAAAAATGTTTATGTAGAGCAGTCTGGTTGTGAAGTTGATTTTGTAGCCTATGGGTCTGAATGGACTATAGAGTATGTTGAAGCAAAGGGTGGCAAGGAAGACGCTGGTAAAAGGCCTGGTGCTCAAAGAACTGATAATGTTAAAAAGGCTATAGCCAACGGAGCCCTAATAAAGGCCGTAGACCCATCAGTGTACTTTGTAGTATATTTTTCCGCCAAACCTACTACAGGCTCTTCTTCAGATAAAATGATCAGAACTGCCCTCTGCTATAAAATAATAGATGAAGTTAGATATATTACTAATAAAGAACTAATTGATACACAATTACATTTATTTAGCGCCGAAAGTGAAGGCGAAAAGTAGAACAGGGTATTGACAGTACCTGTCATAAATTGTAAAATTAGTATATGGAAATAATTATTGCAGGTATTGTTTGGGGCGGAAGCGCCATTGTTGGATACTTTATGTATAGAAATCTAAAGGTCGCTATGGATGCTAAGCGATATTTTGAGGAGAACTATAAATGAAGAAAATATCATTGTTAGCCATATCTGCCTTTGCGGCAGCATTTGGCGCATATCATGCCTTTAAAGATTTGGCGGCAGCATTTGAAGATCTTGATTTTGATGATGAAGAAGAAGATCTAAGCAATCTATGAAATGGGCTATAGGATTACTATTATTACTTTTTGTTATACTTAATTACTTTGCATATTTACAGGGTAAATGAGCAAACAGTATTTAGATTATATAAGATATATAAATAAGGCTAAAGCTTCTAAATGTCATATCTGCAAAAAGCAGTCGACTGGAATAAATGCATATAAACATGAGATCAAATTTGTCTGTGATGATCATTTGAGGCGGGAAGCCGAAGTAATCCTAGACACTAGTATCCCTGGAGTATTACATTACATATATCCCAATGGCAAAGAACCAGGATTAATGGATCCAAATGTAGGTGGACTAAAACCTAAGAAAGATAATAGTACAATAGACTAATGTCTATACTATGTAAATGTGATAAATCACCCTTGTTTCCAAGATGTAACAAGAATCCTGAATTTTGCCCAAAAGTAGCTAAGGAGGAAGAAAATGAAGAAATTCATGGTCGCTGATTTGAAAAAGGCTGTTATTAAAGATGCAATACAAGAACTTTTAGATCAAGTAGAATCAGGCGAAATTGGTATAGATGAGGCTCAAGAAGAAGCTTGGGCATATTATGGCTATCCAGGAGACTCTGAGAGAAAACAAACCAGACATGCTGCTACTCATGGAACATTATTTGGCGGGACCTCAGAAACCACAATAACAGTAACATATGAGCCTATATTTGAATCACTTGGACCAGAACTAGATGATACTCCATATTGGGAAGTTTATGTAACAATTAGAACAGAGGGAGATTATCCTCATTTTTATGAAGGATCTGCTGAAAATAAAGAATTAGAAGCAATACAAGATTTAGAAGAAACTGACTCAGTTATGAGATGGTTTAACGAATACTGTGGAGACCACAGATATCGTTAGAATTAGGTCCTATCTCTGATATCCCCCTCCATTTATTCTCCCTTGTAATAGCCTTTTAAAGGCTTTTAAAGTGGAGTATTGTGGAGTAAAGTGGAGAATCATACTATTAATTAATGTCTAATTACTATCATTTATATAACAAAAAGATATATGAGTAATGGGACGTGTCTTACAATATCATAATCGTAATGTCAATTGCAGCATATAGATCAAATTTTGTCAATAGATATAGGCCAAAATTTCCACGATTTTTAAAATTTCTTCGTAAAATGGCATATTGGCCCATATGATTTTGATCAATTTTGTCATATTTATATAACATTCTGTTATATTTATTGACAATTCTGATCTAAAATGCTATAAATTTCCAGGATTTTGATCAATTATCGTAAAACAACAATTTTGCCCATAATTTTGCACAACAAAAAGCACATATATCTAATTAAAGATATATGTGCCAATTGGGCTAGATATGTTAGATTAGAATGAATCTAAATCCATTATATATTTACTATCTCTTGTTCTTGTTTCTGCAAAGATTGATGGATCTATTACTTCCTCCCCGTATTTTGATACTAGCATATCATTTAGGGCATCCGCCATCATTAGACCTTCGCTTGTTCGGCCTTTATCCCACTCGCTTCTCATTTTGATAGAGTTGTATTTGATAATATACTTTACTAATTCCATTATTCTATCTAATGTATAAACAGAGTTATGTGTAATTAGATAATCTGCCATTACAGCAGGAGAGAATGTTCCGTCATTTAGAGCATCAGTTAGTTTTTCTGCTATCTTAGTTTCGTTTGATTTTGCCATTGTGTCCGCCTCTCTTTGTTAGCATTATATCAAAAAGGTGAATCCCCCGCAACCCTCCCAGTTTTCCCACCAGAGGCTGCAGGGGACCACATCTATGTTACTTGACGTTCTTCTTGTCTGCGAAGACTACGCCCTTCTTAGCTGCCTCTGAGATAGCATTCTTTGCTGCTGCTGAGAAGCGACCACGCTTGCCCACGGTAATTCCCTGAGCTTTTAGATATTCACGTGTAGTTGTTGGTGTTGACATGTTTTCATCCTTTCATGATGAGTTATTAATGTATATTATATATGAATTTCGGGAATTTGTAAATACCCCCGTAAAACATATTTTGGGCCCTTTGCCCAGAGCTATGTCCGAAATGTCCGTTTCGTCCGCCAAGCTCTTAGATCTATTTAGTTTTGTTCTTCTATAGCGTATGGTTCTATAGAATCATCTGACTCTACGTCATACCAAACGCAATTCGGTTTTAATGCAGTGTTCCAAGCTGACTCCTTTGTTGGAGCCTCCACGTCTGTGTAGTACTTGTGGTTCTTGTCTCCGTATATTCTGTACTTAGTCATCTAGCCACCCGTCCTCATCCAGGGATACAAGGAAGTTATTATCCCTCATCCAATCACGAACACATTCTTCTAGGATTTCGCCGCCGTCATCCATGGTGAATCCAAGAGTATCAACGTCCTCCCAGAACTTATCGAAGATTTGTTTTAAAGTAATTTCTTCAGGGACACCTTCATCTGCAATGTCTGTTTCAGCGAGGTCAGCAATTTGATTGTTGTCGTAGATGTCTTTGATTATATCAAATACCCAAGTCCACAACAGAGACGGGAATACATTTAACTGAGATAAATGAAGACTAATCTCCATTAACTCGTTGAACACGTCGTCCCTACGTGTTGCTTCCTGTAGATCTAATTCAGCCATTCTTCTTTGTCCTTTCGTCGATTGCGAATGCTAATGCATATGTCATTTGGTAAATATAAGTTAGAGCGTCGCATTGGCCTTCCCAGTACTTCCGCTCCATGGAATCAATGGCCTCTTCGGTCTCATCCTCCACACGCTGTGCCTCTTCCAGTTCCCGTTCTGCGTCAAGCATGAGCGTCTTCAGGTGCCCGTGCAAGATATCGGTCCCAGAAGACCCAGCGTCGACCTGTCTCTGTAGGTGTGGTTCCAGTTCTAACGTATTCACATTATCTCCTCTACATAATCTAGGATGTGCATTGTAGCAGAATGTTGGCCGCTTGTGAAGTTATATTCAAAGTCCAAATCTGCATGGTCTTTTGAGGCGGGGTCCAATGAATCCATTTGCTTAGCCAATTGAGACAAATCCTCCTCTAATGATTGTGCATGTAATTGAAGATAAGTAACTAATTGGGTCTTTCTATTAATATATTCTGATTCCATTATTCATTTACCTCCACATAATATTGGTCTTCAGGTTTTAAATCATAAAACTGATTAAATCTACCTTTGAGATAATTGCTATCACATCTGCTAGCAATTTGATAATCTGAATATAACTGTCCCTCATCTAAATTAGATTGAACCCAATCGTCTAGAAGTTGGTCAGCAATATCAGACATAATTGCTCCCATTACCATTTCATTCTCGTCATCAAATGCTCCGTGTTGCATTATCTAGTGCTTCCTTTCTATATTCTGGTGTATGACTTTCGTCCAAGTATATCTTATGGGTCTGACATTCTGCGACACACTCTAGGTCTGCCTCGCCAAGCCAATTACATACATTGCAGATTTCTCCACAATCATTGTCACAATATTCCATGCAGTTTTCTGCATCACAATCTCTGCATTTGTTCTCATATTCTGAGATAGATATAACTTCTCCACGAAGTAATTCCATTTCGCCACCCCAACCTGTTTCTTCTTCATAAGATAAAGTAAACAATAAACTAGGATATTGTGCAGATAATTTTTCGAGGGCAGGAACAGGTGGAGACCAAGCAGTTTCAAAGTTATAATAAACTACTAAGTTCTCTCCATTTTCAGTAGGACCTTCAATGTATGTATTTTTATAACTATCTTCTGCTGGTACAGCAACATCCCATTTTGTTCCCCAATTACGGATATTCCAGTTATACCAAGATTTATCAGTCTTGGCTAATTCCTGTGTATCATTCCACCAATTAGAATCATTTACATCTAATTTAGAACGAGTTGGTTGTGCAACATATTCTAAATCAGTTATATTATCTTGGCGGTGGTTAAAGATATTATAGAAAGCAAATACAGGATTAGGATAAGTAGTTTGAGATACTTCCATATTTCCAGTAGTTTTATTCCATGAATCATGTAACATTACAAATGGTTTATTCATTTGTTTTACAAGGTCATTTACTAAATCAGGATTACCTTCAATTGTAAGACCGTTATAGCACCAATTTGGCATTATATATTCCTTTCGTGATTATGGGTCCTATTATACATCCCCCCACTGACATTTGACAATATCTCACACGAATATGAGGTTTAGATCACAAATCTCACAAAAGCTCACAATTTCCAGCGAATTTACTTGACAGTCGTAACATGTTTATGATACCCTCACTGTTCTGCGGGCAACAAAAATCCTCCAGGATAAGCTGGAGGATCTTGAATATAACAAGGCTGCTAGCCAAACGAAAGGAATTTAAGTAAACGCTGCCTTACTTAGCCACTTGCGGATATCGCTAATAGCGGCACCTTGTTATTGAGAAGGCCTGGAAGACCTTCATCAATTATAACATATCAAACTGTGAGAAGTTTGTTGATAGCGTACTTCTCGCAGAATTCAGACAGGTCCATGGTGAAGATTGCTTCATTGCTCATCCCACGAATCTTGTTGTCTGTGTTATGAAATGAATCTTCATTGTGAAGACTGAATGTCTGTTGAGCCCAGTCGACAATAGCAACCTTGTGCTCATTATCACCAATCTCATTTACGTGTAGGCCCCAACCAGTCTCTTCATTCCACTGGTCCCCTACAATTTGGCTAATGGCAATACGTGTAGCATATGAAGGGTCATTCCACCGTGCACGTGCCTCAATTACAGCATCCGCCAGACGTCCGAGCATGTTGTATCCTGCCCAGTGTCCATATAGTACAATTGTGTTTCCATTCGGCTGTACAAATCCGAAGTTTGCTCTGTCACCCATTTGTTACTTCCTTTCGTCGTCGTTGTTTTTTGGGTTTGGGGGTCTCTTCAACCTTGTCCAATTCTATAATTTCAAAGGCCCAACTGTCAATAGCGGCCTTATTCTTATTTAAATGGTGGCCACAAAAGAATAACTCACCATTAATTGATTTAGCTAAATACTTAGCCTGAGCTGGGCATTCAGCATCACATTTAATCCATCTAGTTAGATCCTCAGAGGTCATTGTTCAATGTCCCAAATTCGATTTTGTCTGCGATGTCGTCCATGATTTGCCCTTCGCTGCCATCAATGCAATCTACTGCCCATGCACGAATATTGGCAACTATTACTTCACGAGTAAACTTAACGCCATCTTCAAAACCATCTTTGTAATCCATGTTACCTCCTTGTATAGCCTGTTGGCTGATAATCCGATTCCACTAGTATATCCAAATTATACTTAGAAATCAAGGCTGAAACCTTTTCAATATTTCCAGTGCCTAACTCAAATACATTTGATTCAAGATAATACGGGTCTAATCCAGAGAACTCAGCCTCCCAGTAGGCCGCCTTGCAGGCGGCCCCAGTAGGTGCTTGTAGTTGATAATACATTATTCCCAATCCTGACTATCAACTAAATCAATGTCCCATGAATCGACATTAGTATCGAAATCATTTGAGTCAACTGAGAGACCGTCTGCTAGGTGATAACGAATATCAAAGTCGCTAACTTCGGTAATATCTACCTCTGTGCTACCTGATACTGTAAGAGTTACAGTCCAGTTCATTGTTTGCTTTGGCTCATGGTCAAAGATTACGCAGAGGTCACGAAGAACTTCTTCTTTCTCTACTGAATCTGAAAACCAGTTATCAACTGTTAGATTATCGATAACCTTACCGATTTGTTTTTCTTGGTGCTCAATACGTTGCTCCAATAGATTAATTCTATTAAGAACAGTTTCGATATCTGTAGCCTTGTATAAAGGAAATGTGTTTTCCTGTGTTTCTGAATTAATACGACGCACAGCAATGAATGCATGTGGATTGTATAGTTCCTGTGTTACTGTTTCCATTTTATTCCTTTCGTTGTTATGTGGAGTATTATAGCGGACCTGACTGACATTTACAAGCTTTTTTAAGGGATTTTAAAAATGTGACGTAACACACAAAATCCGCCTTCACCTGTTGCGGGCCTAGCTGCGATGCGTACGGGACTTGAACCCGTGATCTCTACCGTGACAGGGTAGCGAATTAACCAACTATTCTAACGCACCAATTGTGGAGCAGTTTTTAGACTTGCTCAGGTCTTGCGTTTTTAGAA